AGCGGAAGTAGCAGTTGTAGCCGAGATTTCCTGGCTGACGAACTATCGATATATCACTGATCGCGTTAGCACCCTTAGCGAACGCATTTATCAGCAGATCGGAGCGCACTGTGTCTTCCGTAGGCTTTGGCTCGTACAGGTTGGCGTGGCATCGTATGGCAGACACTTCTGCTAAGAGCTCCGCTCCCGGTGGGGAAGTCTCGTAAACCGTGAGAGCCTTGGTGGCAGCCTGTAGGTCTACTACGCTGGCGGGGGCATTCCCTCTCCGCACCGTAGCGTCCTTTTCCTCGGGCGACACGGTGACGCAGCCTACGAGCACGGCGCCGATCGAAATGGTGAATAGCAGAGGAATCGTTCTTTTCATTTTCCTGGTTTTGATTATGAACGTACCCATTGCCCCACTTCGTCGTCCCGGAGCCTGGATCCGACCCAAACGACTTGGCCAAGAACCCGCACGGGGACGCCATTCTCTAGAGGGACGTCGTAGTAGTTCGGATTAAATGATCGCGCCATCCAGCGCCCCGTCAATTTGTCTTTGGCGACGGTCTTAACCAACATCTTGCCGTCATAGTTGATCGCGTAGACCCCGCCGGAAGCCACATCCCGCAGCGTCAGGCTTTCGTTCGGGACAACCAGCAACGCAGCACCATCTCTAATGACAGGCTCCATGCTGTCGCCCTTTGCGTAGACCACTCGGGCTTTGCCTCCGTCAGCGCCGACCGCGCGCAGGAAAGACCGACGGAACTGGATCATTCCCGTCTGATCTTCACTGTGGTTCTCGATGCCATCGCCCGCTGCTAAACGGACTTCTGACAGCTCCGGGACTTCCTCAAATGGCTCATTGGCTGCATGTGGCTCACCCGGCCCGGCGTTCGCGGTCACGCCGGCCTGAGTGCTGATCTTGATTCGACTGTCCATCTCGGCCTGGAATGTGCTTTTGCCGCCATCCCAAGGAGCAGGAGGCAAACCGTCGATGCGCATAGGGAACTCGTCGCCTGCGGCGTCCATATCCACCAGGCTGCCGGCCTTATGGGACCGCAGCGCGTCGCCGGAAGGGCGGCTCGGAGCCAGCGGGGTCGGCGATATCCTAATTCCGTGCTTGAGCTGGGCGATGGCTAATGCCAACGCTCCCTGCAACTCGCTCAACTGAGCGGGAGGCAAGGCATGCACTTCGTCTTCAGAGATGCCAGGAAACGGCCAGGGGCGATGTTTTAGCGTCGAGTCGGGTATCTGTACCGAATGCGCAACACCAGACAAACCCGGTAGAGATTCGGGGTATCGCGTGATTTCACCGATACGGACGAGTTGTTCAAAGCTCGGCTCGTGACGACCTTTCTCCCAGGCCGACACGTTTCCTTTGCCCACACCGAGCGGCTCACCCAGTTGTGCCTGTGTGAGTTGCGCGTGTTGTCGGGCAGCTTTTATCCAACTCTTTATATCCATGGCGCGAGTGTAAAGAAAATCTGTACTGCACGGGTCTATAAAAGCTTGACTCATAGGGTCTAGGAAATGTAGACTATTGGCATGAACGAAAACACCACCCATCCCTTGGAGGAGGCGGCAAAGGTCTTCGGATCGGAAGCTGCCCTGGCCCGCGCCCTGAAGGTAAGCCGAGCGGCCCTCAATCAGTGGAAGAAGCCGGGTCGTCAGGTTCCGGCCGAGCACTGCCCTCGCATCGAGGCGCTGACCGGCGTCAGGTGTGAGCGGCTCTGCCCCAGCGTCGACTGGGCGTACTTGCGCAAGCCGCGCCGGGTCAAAAGGGCCAAGCCTGCGATTGCTGCAATTGCGTCGTAGAGAAAGTTGAGTTGTTCCATGCGGTGAATCTTAGTTGCGCCGCACAAACGCCGAAAGGCTGAAAGAAAACAGATTTCAAGGTGACGCATGACCTGCCGCTATACCAACACCGACTGGCTGGACGTTCTCTACAACTGCGTGCGCAAGACGCCGGGTGGTGTGGCTGATGCGGCTCGCTTCTTGACCGAGCGTCGCGGCAAATCGATTCACCCCGAATCGCTGCGCGCCAAGTTGAAGCGGTCGGAAGGCGATGCGATCAGCGTGGAAATGGCTGACCTGCTGAGCGAGTGGATGGAAGAAAAGGCTGGCGGCTCCGAGTACGCCCGTGACTGGGTTGAGGCCCACTCGGTTGGGCAACACGGCCTTGCCGTTCTGGACGTTCCCCCCGCGCCTGACGGTGGATGGCCTGACGAACTTAGGGCGATTCAAGAGAAGGTCATGCGCGTTTCCGCTCTGACCGGAAAGATTGCTTCGTCGACCATCGATGCTCTTTCTGATGGTTCGCTCTCTCAGCAAGAGAAGGACGAGCTTTACACGCTGTTCATGGACCTGGCAGTTATGGGTTTTCGTGGCGCCCGCAATGTGTCGAGGGCGTAATGGAACGCCAAGTGTTCATCCTCTCCCACCCACTGGCGCGCCGTAACGCGGCTCACGCCTGCGCGAACGCTCCTGACGGCTACCGGGTGGAGATCAAGGAGCGCACCCGCACGCTGGACCAGAACGATTTGCTGTGGTCGATCCTGACAGACCTGTCCAAGCAAGTCGACTGGTCGATCAACGGCAAGCTGGAAAAGCTGAGCCCGGAAGACTGGAAGGACATTCTGACCGCCAGCTTGGATCAAGAACACCGAATTGCTGAAGGCATCCGTGGCGGCTTCGTCATGCTTGGCCGTCGCACTAGCAAGATGGGCGTGCGCAAGATGAGCGAACTCATCAACTTCGCCCATTCCGTTGGCGATGAGAAGGGCGTTCAGTGGTCGCAAACGTCCCTGGGCAGGGAGGCACTCTGATGTGGGATGACACTACCCCTCGCGCGCAGCAAATTGGTGCGTGGCTCGATTCTCCCATGGACCTTGACGAGTTCTACGGCAAGCAGAACTTCTACGGCTGCGCGCTGGTTCTTGCGCTTTGGCTTGCCTGCTATCCGCTTCCTCCTGGTGGCACTGATCGGGCATTTCGCGGCGGGAGGGATATCGAATGACCTGGAACACCACCCTCAAGCGCAGCACCCCGCTCCGTGCGCGTGGCGCCATCAGCCGTCGCAGCCAGCCTATCAAGTCGAAGGGCATGAAGGGCGCTTCGGTATCGGTCGAGCAGAAGCGCTTTTGGGATCTGCTCGCTACGAATATTGGCTGCGTGGCCTCCAGAATGGACGGCTTTTTTGATGGGCATTGTTCGATCCATCACATTGATGGCCGAACCAAGCCGGATGCTCATTGGCTGGTTCTGCCGCTTTCTGCAGGCAACCACCAAGACGGAACCGGCATTCCGGGCCGCGTTGCAGTGCATCCGTGGAAAGCGCGATTCGAAGCCCGCTATGGCCGCCAGCGTGATCTTCTCGTCTGGTGCATTGAGCAACTTCAGGCCCAAGGCTTGGAAGTCCCAGACGGTGCCTTGCGTGCCGCTGGGATGTTGGAGGTCGTGTGAACGCGATGCCCAAGTCCCCGCAGGTCGAGGATGGCCACATCAAGATTGCCAATGAGCTGTTCGAGGCGATTATGGCTTTCCCTTTCAAGCAGACCACCTTGCGTGTGCTGCTGGCAGTCCTGCGCAAGACGTACGGGTATGGGAAGAAGGAGGACGATCTTTCTGCTTCTCAAATTGGCGTGTTGCTGGGAGATATGAAGCGCCAGCACATCACAACGGCGCTTAACGAGTTGGCCGCCATGGGCGTTATCAGCAAGCGGCCAGGGAAGTACGGCTCGCTCGTCGGCATCAACAAAGACTATTCGCGTTGGGCCCCTAGTCCGAAATCCGGACAGGTGAACGAATCTCGGACTAGTCCGAATCTTGGACAGGTGAACGAATTTCGTGCATCTGCTAGTCCGAAATCCGGACAGGTCGATAGTCCGAATCTCGGACACACAAAAGACAACCTTCCAAAAGACAACCAACAAAATGAATCTGCTGACGCAGATTCCTGCGGCGAGCAAAGCGTAAAGCTCGCACTTGTCCCGACTCCGCCTCCCGTTATTGCCCTACCGGTCAAAGACGGCTCCGAGTTCGAGATCACTGAAGACTTGGTGGCTGAGTGGAGTGCTGCCTACCCCGGAGTGGATGTGCGCGGCGAGCTGGCAAAGGCTCGTGTCTGGCTGCGTGCTTCCCCTCAAAACCTGAAAACTCGCCGTGGCATGGGCAAATTCGTGGTGGGTTGGCTTGGCCGATCTGCTAAACCCGCGCCGGGCTTTTCTTCCGCGAGGAAATCAGCACATGGAAATTTCAGCTTGCAGGACTACCACGCCGGGGTTGCAGCGGATGGCACTTTCTAGCCTCACGC